CACGGTCGGGAGGCCGACCGCCGCCGTGTCGTGCGTCGTGCCCCAGGTCGCCGCGAAGGCGCCCTGCGGCTGGCTGGAGCCCGTGCCCGTGGCGTAGTAGCCCTCCCAGAGGCGCGAGTGGGCGCGTCCGTGCTCCTGCACGACGTTGCCCGCGAGGTCCCACACGGTGTCTTGCAGGGCCTCCTCGGTGATGTCGGTGTAGACGCCCGACTTGTAGGAGGTGAAGGACACCTTCGTGGTGTCCATGTCCTGCTTCGAGTACGCCGCGCCTTCGGCGATCAGCGAGGCCGTGAGCCGGCCGGAGATGATCGCGACGTCCGTGTCGGCGCCGCGCGTCTCCACGGTCGACAGGGTCCGCATGACGGACTCCTGGTCCAGCGCCTTCACGAACTCGTTCGACAGGACGGGCATGGTCGCGTCGGTGCCCATGGCGGTGTTCGCGCTGCCGGACGTGGTCATGGCCAGCGACGTGGCACGCTCGGAGCGGAAGCCGCCGCGGAACCACTCGCGCAGCTCGTCCTTCGGCTTGGACGCCACGCGCACGGCCGGAGCCGCAGCGGGCGCCTGCGCCGGCGCGCGCAGCTTGGCGTCGAACGCCGCGCGCTCGGCGGCGATGGCCTGCTCGAGGGCGCCCACCTCCTCGAGGATGTCCAGCTGGCGGACGTCGGTGGCGGTCTCGTACTCGGCGCGGAGCTGCTCGATCTTGTTGCGGTTCTCTCGGAGCGACATGGTTGGTGCCTCGTTGGTGCGTGCCTGCGCGTAGGTCGTTGGGTAGGCCGCCCGGCCGGTCTCGACCAGCGAGACCTCGTGGAGCCTGGCGGAAGTGATGGTCCGGGACGTCGCGCCGTCCCACTTGTCCTGCTCGGCGACGAAGCCGATCGACATCTGCGACACGACGCCCCGGCGGACCAGGTCGCGGATCTCGTCCGCGCGCGCCGTCTCGCCGATGTCCGCCTCGAACGCGAGGCCCTCGTCGGTCTCCGTGATCGTGAGCGTCCCGCTCCGGGTGTTCGCCAGCGGCGCACGGTGGTCGTGCATCCACCACAGCGAGACGTTGTCCTCGGACTTCAGCGCGCCGCGCTCGATGCGCTCGCGGAACGTGCGGCCACGCTCGGTGATCGGCATCGACCAGCTGTTCCACGCGGCGGCCAGCCCGCGGATGCGGCCGTCCTCTCCCGGCTCGGACAGCTGCGCTCTCAGCTCACGCCTGGCTTTCACTGTCGCCTCCGATCCCGGTGACGCCGGAGATGATGGGCATGGGCTCGTCCTTGCCGTCGACGGGCTCGAAGCCCAAGCGCCGGCGGGCGTCGTTGACCGACAGCACGCCGACCTCGACCAGCTGCTTGTACGCGCGGCCGGCCGTGCGGAAGTCTCCCTGCGTGACGGGCGTCCAGTCGAACGTCGCGCGCACGCCGGGGCGGCACAGCTTCGACGTGATCTCCGCCTCGAAGTTCCGGCCCCACACCTCGAGGCACGAGCTCACGTACGCCTGCGCATTCTCCGGCTGCGTGCGCGCGTCGCTCATGTCGAGGTAGGCCGCGGGCACGCCGAAGGCGTTGGCGACCATCCGTGCGCTCGAGGCGCGGATGGCGGTCACGTCGGCCGCCCAGGTCGGGGACATCTGCTCGATCTTGATCCCCTCGCCCACGAAGACCGGCAGGCTTGCCGCGCCCGGGGTCAGGTGCTGGAGGGTGAAGGCGGTGCGCATCTGGTCGCGCACGTCCGGGCGCATCTGGCCCGGGTGCGTGAAGACGCACTTCTGCTGGCAGCCGGCGCGCGCCCACGCCTTGATCGACGCCTCGACGTCGGCCGCCGCCTCGACGGCGGTCTTGATCGCCCCCAGGGGCGAGGCGCCCCAGTAGGGGTTGCCGATGGACGTGGTGCCCTTCCAGTGCAGCAGCTGCGAGTAGTCGACCTCCTGCTCCTGGTAGTACCAGCGCAGGGTGCCGTCGGTGTCCTCGCGCATGGACATCGCGCTCGAGGACACCGGCCTCAGCGCGACCGGCGCGCCCATCGAGTCGGTGACGATCTGAGCGAACGCGTTGCCGGTCAGGAGCGCCTCGGCCGCCATCCAGCGCCGCAGGTCCGAGCCGGTGAGGAACTCGCCCTGCGCCTGGCCGCCGAGCAGCTCGGCCACCGCGGGGTCCTCGACGTCGGCGCCCTCCGCATCCCGGAGCATGATCGGGCAGCGGCTCACGTCGCCGGCGATCAGGGAGATGCAGCGCTGCACGGCCGGCAGCTCGGACACCGAAGAGGACACCCAGACGGCCGGGGCGTCGAAGCCCACGGCCATCTTCCGGCGTGACCCGAACAAGGCGCCGAAGATGCCCACGCGCGCAGTAGCGCGGCGCGCGCCCACGCTGTCCACGGGCATGGCGGAAGTTCCGCAGAGATTCTCAGAACGAGATCCGGGACGGGTCGGCGTACAGGGAGTCGGTCAGCATCTCGCGGTCGTTCAGCACCTTGACCGCCATGATCGCGGCGGTGAGCCCGTCGATGTTCGAGCGGCTCCGGCTCTTCACGGGATGCGGCAGCGCCCGGTAGGCCGGCGGGCAGATCGCGCTCTCGATGCAGCTGCGGAGCACCGGGTCGGTGTCGAAGCGCACGCGCTTGCCGCGCACGAGGTCCTGCCAGATCGCCCAGGCCGAGCCCATGTAGAGGGGGTTCTGCGGCGCCCTGCTCCACAGCCAGCCGTGCTTCTTCTCCATCGCGTCGCACCACGCGGCCGCCTTGCCGGCCGGGTCCGCGACCAGCCACTTCAGGTCGACCACCGCGGCGGCCACCTCGATCTGCCGCTCGAGGACCTGGTAGTCCACCGTGGCGCCGCAGTTCACCAGGCGCCCCTCGGTCATCCACGCGCGCAGGGGCTGGCGCGTGCGCGCCTCGTCCGACGCCGGGTCCGTCCCGGCCCAGTAGTGCCAGTTGCGGCTGAGCAGCCGGCGCCCGTCCCAGGCCGACAGGTTGATCGACGTGAGGTCGCACTGGTCGCCCGACCAGCTGCCGACGGAGAAGTCGACCGCCAGGACCGCCGGCAACCCCCGCACCTCCTCGAGGTCCCACGGCTCGACGCACGCGTCGAAGAACGCCACCGGTATCGCCGCGGCCAGGTCGCTCGTGAAGGTCGCCAGGAACTGGGTGTAGAACTCCTCGCGCAGGCGCTGGTCGGGGGCGTCCAGCCACCACGCCTTGGAGCGGTAGTGCTCGACCTTGACGGGGTCGGACAGGTCCGGGTTCGCCTTGCGCCACGTCGCCTCGACGCGCGGGTCGTCTCCCTCGTCCGCCTGGTGCAGCACGGCGAGCACGCCCTCGGGCAGCGCCGCGCCGGCGTCGAGCGCCTCCTCCACCCGGCGCACCGTCGCGCCGTACGGGTTCGAGTACTGCTCCACGTCGGGCGTGGTGACGACCAGCGCCTGGCTGCCGGGCACCTTGACCAGGCTCGAGATCGCCCGGTTGTACGTCTCGTCTATGCGCGCCGCCTCGTCCAGGATCACCAGCGTCGGGGTGACGCCGTCGGCGTTCTGCGGGGTCGAGGCGCAGCACTTGATGAACCCGGCCGGCGCGGTCACCATCGACGCCCGGTTCGATGACAGCCCCACCGCGCGCCACTCCTTCGACCGGACCTGCGGCGCGTTGGTCAGGCGCTTGGCCACCTCGGTCGCCTTCTCGAGCATGGTCGCCAGGACGATCACCTCGACGCCGACCCGCCCGTCCCGGCAGGCGCGCGCCAGCGTCCAGCCGGCGAGCGCCGCCGCCATCTGGGTCTTGCCGCAGCCGCGCGGCACCTGCAGCACCAGCTCCCTCGTCAGGGGGAGCCCGGACGGCCCGAGCCGGGCCACGAGCATGGCCATCGTCCAGACCGCCCAGGGGCGCCAGTGCATCGGTCCGCGGGGCGTGGCCAGGTTGGCCTCCCCCCACGCCAGCAGGTCGTCCAGCCGAGCCCCGTCCCACGTGACGCCCGAGCCCGGCTCCCGCTCGGCCAGGTACCTGCGGGCCATCTCGCGCACCCGCGAGGACACGTTGCCGGCCAGGGCCTCGCGGGCATAGGCGTCGGCCACGGCGAGGCTGCGCCGGGCACCCCTGGAGGCCCGCCTCCGGGCGGGCTTGGACCCCTTCCCGGGGCCTCCAATGCATAGTTTTTGCCCCCGAGGTACGCGAAGGTTCCCCGCGTCGGTGGTCACATGCGCTCCGAGCCGGGGGCGGTCATGGGGGGGGGCTGCGTTCGAGTTGCTCGTGGCAGGACCGGCAGCAGGCGACCAGGTTGCGGGCGTCCAGGCGACCGTGCTCGGAGTCGACCCA